GGGATTTTGTCGATAGCTGGCTGGCTGAAACCGATGTTTACCGCCTGATTAAAGACGTTTTAAACGCCGTTTTTTACGGCTACCAGCCCATCGAACTGATTTGGCGTACCGATTCTGCATGGCTGCCTGACAAAATCATCGCCAAGCCGCAAGAGTGGTTCGCCTTCAACGACGAAGGCGAGCTGCGTTACATCCAAAACGGGCTGACCGATACCGTTCCTCCGCCTTATAAGTTTCTTTGCCCGACACATGAGGCAGATTATCTAAACCCCTACGGTTTGGGCGATTTGGGCTTGGTTTTTTGGCTGGTCACCTTCAAACGCGGCGGCCTTAAATTCTGGATGCAGTTCACCGAAAAATACGGTGCGCCTTGGCTGATTGGTAAAGAACCGCGTTCCAATACCCCGCAGGATACCGACAAGCTGCTGGATGCGCTCGAAGCCCTGATCGGCAACAGCGTCGGCACCATTCCCAATGATTCCAGCGTCGAAATCCACGAGGCAAGCGGTAAGGCCTCATCTATTGATGCCTACGACAAGCTCATTCGTTATTGCCGCTCCGAAATCAGCATTGCGCTGCTCGGACAAGACCAAACCACCGAAAAAGACAGCACGCACGCCAGCGCGACCGCAGGCTTGGAAGTAACGGACGACATCCGCGACAGCGACAAACGAATCGTGGAGACAACGTTCAATCAGTTGATAGAGTGGGTAATAGAGATAAATTTCGGAGACGTTGCCCGTCCGAAATTCGTGCTGTTCGAAAATGAGGAAAGCGGCACCAGAGAGCGTGCCGAACGGGATAAGATGATGGTGGATGCCGGTGCCAAGTTCACCAAGCAATACTGGCAGCGCACATACGGTTTGGAAGATGGAGATTTGCTTGAGGGTGTTCAAGCAAGCCCGGAGGCAAAAGCTGCCGACTTTACCGAGGGCGATTTGACGGATGCAGGTTTGGTCATCGACGGACTCGCCCCTAACTCAGACCGTCTGAATACACAAGGCGACCTGCTGACTGCCGTCCTAGTGGCCGAATTAAGTCGTGGAGAAACTGCCGAAAACCTGCTCGATCGTCTGTCTGCCGCCTATCCGAATATGGACGATACCGCCTTACAAAACGAGTTGGCGCGCCTGATTTTCCTTTCCGACTTGGTCGGCAGGATTGAAGTAGCACAGGAGCTTAAATCATGAACCCCGAAGATATTAAAGCCGTCTTCGGCATGAAACCCGAAGCCGCCGTCGCCTATCTCAAGCAAAAAGGCATTGCCGTATCTTGGGACTGGCAGGATATGTTGGACGACGCGCACGCCACTGCCTTTACAGTGGCCAAAACCGCCAAAATGGATGTGCTCTCCGATATCTATTCCGCCGTCGTCGATGCCGCCGAACAAGGCCGGACGCTGGAAGAGTTCAGCCGAGAACTCGCCCCCGTTCTACAGCGCAAAGGCTGGTGGGGCAGGCAGGAAGTTCAAAATCCCGAAGGAGAAACCCAAAGCGTACAGCTCGGTAGCCCCCACCGCCTGAAAACCATCTATCTGACCAATATGCAGTCGGCCTACATGGCGGGCCGCTACGCCGAAATGATGGACTCCATCGACACGCACCCTTATTGGCAGTACGTCGCCATCAACGACAGCCGCACTCGTGATACCCACCGTATGATGCACGGTCGCGTCTATGCCGCAGACGACCCCGTGTGGAATACTTTGTACCCTCCTTTGGACTACCGCTGTCGCTGCCGTGTCAAACCGCTGTCCCGCAGTATGGGAGAAAACCGTGTCCTGTCCCGACCGAATCTTGAGTCCATCACCGTCGATATAGGCGCAAATCCCTATACCGGAGAGGAGCGTTACGCACAGCGCACCGGCATTCGCATCAACAACACATTTATCGCCCCCAATGCGGGCTTCAACGCCAACCAAGGCAAGTCTATGCTGTCCCGTATGGCGAAAATCGCAGTGGATAAGGCGCAGGCAACCCATCCGGACATCGCCCGCATTGCCCTGAAAACGATGATGGGCAACGACAGATTCAAAAACGCCCTGTCCACCGCTTCGCTGACTTGGGTGCTTAAACTGTTAAAAGGCTGATTATGCTGGAAATCAAACTCGATGCTGCCAAACTCGAACACGGTCTGAGTACGCTCCTTAAAAACGCCGCAAACACCCGCCCCATGATGCGCGGTATTGCAACTGAGTTGCTATCTATGACCGAAGAAAACTTCGAATCCGAAAGCTGGGGCGAGCAGCGGTGGAAACGAAGCCGGCGTGCCGCAGATGAGGGAGGCAAGACTCTGCAAAAAAGCGGGCAACTTGCCGCCAGTCTGACTACACAGGTTGGCAGCAACCATGCCCGAATCGGCAGCAACAAAAAATACGCCGCCATCCACCACCTCGGAGGACGAGCAGGGCGAGGTCACAAAACCAACCTTCCAGCACGCCCCTATCTCCCCATCAACGGCAACAACCAACTCCAACCCGGTGCCGAACGCCGAATCCTCGACATCGCCATCGCCGCCCTCAAAAAAGGACTTTAACAACAAAAAACGGACGATAAAAATACCGTCCGTTTTTATTGCAATATTTGCAACTCCCTTGCATTTTTTCCATCCCACAAAATCCCCCGTCATCCTCTTTCGTCCCATTTTTCTCATCAACCCCTATATATTTATCTCATTAGGTTTCAGCCGCGTATAAATTCGTTACGGGGCGAGCTTATGTGTGTCATGTTAATATTGATATGCAAGAAGGTCGGGCATTATACACAGACGGAGTATTTCAAAACAAAACCTATTTGCTGTGTTTCAGTGTAAACACGGCTTGTGTATAATCCACCATCTTTAGACAGACCGACCGTATGCGGGAGTAAGGCAATGAATATTGAAGTAGAAATGAAAGTATTGGACGAACGGATGGCGGATTTTGTCCCTACCTATGCGACAGCGGGTTCTGCCGGTTTGGACTTGCGCGCTTGTTTGGATGAGGAAGTTGTCTTACAGCCGGGTGAAACGTTTCTTGTACCGACAGGTTTGGCAATTTATTTGGCCAATCCTGCATATGCCGCCGTTTTGCTGCCCCGTTCCGGATTGGGGCATAAACACGGTATTGTCTTGGGTAACTTGGTCGGTTTGATTGACTCCGATTATCAAGGGGAATTGAAGGTGTCGCTATGGAACAGGGGCAGCGAACCGTTTGCCGTTAAGCCGTTTGAGCGTATCGCGCAGATGGTTGTCGTGCCAATCGTGCAGGCGCGTTTCAAACGTGTCGAAGAATTTGTCGGAAGCAGCCGGGGTGAGGGCGGTTTCGGCAGTACGGGTTTGCATTGAATATAAAATGCCGTCTGATAGGTGCCGTCAGGTTCAGACGGCATATCTTCCCAATATGCCGGTAATCGGAGAACATTATGAATACCTTACTCAACCAACTTAAACCATATCCCTTTGCCCGACTGCGTGAAGCGATGCAGGGTATTTCCGCTCCCGAAGGTCTGGAAGCCGTCCCCCTTCATATCGGCGAGCCCAAACACCCGACACCGAAAGTCATTACAGATGCTTTAACTGCATCATTGCACGAATTGGAAAAATATCCGCTGACGGCCGGTTTGCCTGAACTGCGTCAGGCGTGTGCAAACTGGTTAAAACGCCGTTACGATGGTTTGACAGTAGATGCGGATAATGAAATTTTGCCGGTTTTAGGCAGTAGGGAAGCCCTGTTTTCTTTTGTCCAAACCGTATTGAATCCCGGTTCGGACGGCATGAAACCCGTCATCGTCAGCCCGAACCCTTTTTATCAAATTTACGAAGGCGCGGCAGTTTTGGGCGGCGGGGAAATTCATTTTGCCAACTGTCCTGCACCGTCTTTCAATCCAGACTGGGGCAGCGTTCCCGAAGAAATTTGGCACCGCACCAAGATGGTATTTGTTTGTTCGCCCAACAATCCCAGCGGAAGTGTGCTGGATTTGGACGATTGGAAAGAAATTTTCGATCTGCAGGATAAATACGGCTTCATCATTGCATCAGACGAATGTTATTCAGAAATCTATTTTAACGGCAACAAACCCTTAGGATGTCTGCAAGCCGCAGCGCAATTGAAACGGGGCAGGGAAAAACTGGTTATGTTTACCAGTCTTTCGAAACGTTCAAACGTACCCGGTTTGCGTTCCGGATTTGTTGCGGGAGATGCGGGATTACTTAAAAATTTCTTGCTTTATCGAACTTATCACGGCAGCGCAATGAGCATTCCCGTGCAGCGTGCCAGTATTGCCGCCTGGAATGACGAACAACACGTTATTGACAACCGCCGCCTGTATCAAGAAAAGTTTGAACGGGTTATTCCTATCCTGCAACAGGTATTTGACGTCAAATTACCGGATGCCTCGTTTTATATTTGGTTGAAAGTCCCCGATGGCGACGATTTGGCATTTGCGCGAAAATTATGGCAAGAAGCTGCCATTCAGGTTTTGCCGGGGCGTTTCTTGGCGCGGGATACCGAGCAGGGGAATCCCGGGGAAGGTTATGTACGTATCGCTTTGGTTGCAGATGTTGCAAGTTGTGTAAAAGCTGCGGAAACCATTGTTTCC